GAATATTTAAATTGAGAAGAATCTTATTTTTTACGAATATTTAAATTGAGAAGAATCTTATTTTTTTACGAATATTTAAATTGAGAAGAATCTTATTTTTTTTACGAATATTTAAATTGAGAAGAATCTTATTTTTACTATTTTATAATTACAGAAATTATAAAATTTACTTATCTTTTCTCGCATAAGCTTCATAGTTAACTTTAAAGTTACCCCAAACTGCTACCAAAACTCCACAAGAAACGAAAAATTGGTACTTCTGATACATTTTTTTTATATATTTTTTCCTTAATAAAAATGAAATTGTGTCATACATGCGAAAACAATGATATGGTTTTTAGCGTCTCTTGTAACCCAGAAGAAGCTCAATGGATAAAATGTGAAAAATTAGAACCAGTTCCTGTTGACGGAACTCCTCGAGATTGTAAGATTTCTCACCCCGAAAAGGCAGATTTAGAAATAAAATTAAAACAAAAAGATATTCCTCCTGGAAGAAAAGTTTTATATTGGGCTGCGAATGGAAAGCCTATATCTAAGGCTCATGAAGTAACAAGGGCAGTTTATGCGTATGATAGAAAGGGAAAAAAGAAGTTTAAGAATTTTGGTTGTACCAAAGTTAAGTCAGACGGAACTATTGTAATGAAATTAGAATCACCGCAATCTTATATAGAAAGAGAAAAGCTCTGGGCAAAGCATATTCACTTTATCGAAGAAGGAGAAGATAATAAATGGTTAAAAGGAAACTTTTACACTGTATTAGGGCTTCCTATAGATACAGAAAAAATGAAAACTAAGTGTTTAAAGAAAGGAAATGTTTTTGTTACTCCTGAACAAGTAAGAAAAAATTGGAGAAAAGGTAATTTTTACATGGTTTATGCTTGTTCTAAAAAGTATCCTTCTCTTCAAGACATTAAAAAATACAAAGATTTAAACCACATTAGATTTGATAGTGAATCTAAAAATATTAAAGTTCCGTCAAATATTAAAAAGACTACTCCTTTAGTCGTTTATGGAATGAAAAAGAATTCTTTAGAAGCAAAACATTTAATGTTAAAATTAGCAGAAAAAGGTTACGAAAATTTATTTTTTATGGAAGAAGGGATGTATGAATTTTCTGAAGAAAGTTTAGACTTAGTTCAAAAAGATTCTAAAAGGGAAAGTGTAAGTAAGGCAAAAGCAATGGCTTCTCCTCTTTAATTTTTCTCTGATTTCTTATTTAAAATACCGTCTTTTTTCATTAAAATGTAGAGTAAAAGTAAAAGAATTAAGAGCATACCTATTCCCATAATTCCATTCTTAGAAAAATCTTGTTTAGAAATTTCTATATAATTATTTATATTTTCTATATCTAATGTTTTATAAGTTAAATCATTAATATTTTTATGCTTTATTTTAATCTTTTTAAATCCTGTTTGTTCTAGTTCTCTCAATGAACTAACGTTTATATCTGAAGGAGAACCATTAATATAAAGAACACAATAAGAATCCTCGGAAATTGGTCCTTTTAAATTTGTTAATGGAACAATAACTTTATTTTTAGTATCATACGCAAAAGCAATATCTTCTGGTGTTTCTTTTGACATCGCGCACTCGCTTCCTTCCATACAACCTATTAAAAGTTGTCCGATACTCCCGGGTTTTAATCCGTCTTTAAATTCTATATGCTTTCTAATTTCTTCTTTTAGAGAATCATAGCTTATTTGGTTGCTTTCTACTAACTCTTTAATTTCAATAAGATGATCATTTAATTCTTGTGAAACTTCCCCGAGACTTTTGTCTTTATTTTCACGGGAAAGTAATTTCGCAACGGCATCTGTTAATTTTGTAATATTATCTTCCATTTTATTTATTATCACTTTAAGATTTTTGTTAATCTTTTAACAAAAATTTAATAATTTGAATAGTTTAAACTTAGATTTTTAAATAAACCAGAGTCTCCGCTGTAGGCATTTAGTCTCGCAAAATAATCACTTCTTTGAACTAAACTAGTCCAGAAATAAAAATAAAGAAATCTTAAAATTCCAAGAGTAAGTGTTAAACTTCCAGAAATGTAATACCAGTGAGAATCATCATCAGAATTATGCCTAGTACCTCCAACAATAATTAAAGAAATACCTACAATAATTAAAACAAAAGAAGTTATGTAACCAGGGGTTTGCTCCACTAGAGCTCTATTTCTTCCTGTTGCCTTTTCGTAAGATTCAATTTCTTTCATTAACTTTTTTGTATCTCTTCTGATATTTCTTAATTTTTTGTCTTCTGACATTTTTAAATTAATTTAAAAAATATAAATTAATTTAATTTTGGAACATTTTGAGGTGTTTTAAGATATTTTATAGCATTGAGAAAAGGTTCTATATTGGATATTTTTTCGTACTTTTGTCTTATTTCTTCAAAATCTTTATCTTTTTGAACTTGAAGATCTTGAGTTCCGTTATATTTAGTTGTATAAGAACAAAACTGAGTTCTAATTTCTTTATATTTTAAACAACTACAATCCAAATAAGGTTCGTCATCATCATCTTTTCTATCTTCACTGTTTTTCTTTTTTCTCATTTCACCTTTTGTTAATTTTTCTATATTTTCAATACATCTGTACTTAGTAATTAAGTCAAAAGATTTTACTGGTCCAACTTTGTAAATTCTAGTATTAAAATCTGTTCCTAGCATAATACAAAAATCTCTAAATTCTTCGTGATTTAGTTTTAGTTCTTTTAGAATAGAAGGAGTAAAAACTGCGTTAAAATGTAAATGACCGTTAATATTTTCGAATCCTTTAACAACAACAGGACAACCTAGGGGATAAGTATCTGTATCAGCGCTCCAAAGAGCTGCCAAAATTCTTGCGGCTCCTAAAGAAGCTCCTAAATTTTCACCTTCTGTTCTTGCTGTGATAGTCGGTAATCCTACTTCTAAACTAAATTCTTTAAGTTGTTCAATTTTTGATCTTTTTAGTGTAGAAGAATTCACTAAAAGCTTTTTATATTCGTTAATTAACTCATAAGGTTGCTCTAGAGGATTTAAGTTTTTTAGAGTTTCTCTAATATTATCTCTTTTGTCTGTGAGTTTTTTTCTAGCTTCTTGTCTAGCTTCTTTAGTTTCTTTTTTATTATCTTTAGAAACACCATCCCAAATCCATACAGGAGTAATGTTATAATCTAATAGTTTGTTGTTAAAATTAATAAATTCTTTTAAAAGTTTTTCGTAAATTTCATCTTGTTCAATCGGTTGTAAAATGTCTTTTCTGTAAGTTATAATACTTTTAACACAGCTTCCGATATAACAAAAAACCCAATTTAAAGAGTCAATACCAATTCTTTTTTCAGAAAAAAGAGTTAAAGGTACAGAATGAAAACATTTTACTTCTTTTGATTTTAAAAAAGTTCTTAAATCTTTGATTCCCATTTTTTAAGATTATTATATATTTCTAATTCATTTCTATTTTTCATCTATATATAAAAATGGACCTTTGTAAAAGTAAAAAATTTATAAATCTTGACGGGGACCTTTTTCTCTATTACAAAGACGATAAGTTAGTTTCTCTTCTAGACACCGATAATATTTTTTGGAAACGAGAAAGAAAAATAGAAGAAGGAGGAGCAGGTGAAATTATAGAATTTAAAAGCGGAAGTAAAGAATATACAGACTTAGCTGTAAAATTCTTTTTTGACTATGAGAAAGAGAAATATTTTATAGAAAAAGAAATTTATTTTACTAATTTCTTTATTAATCACAGATGTAGAAATTTTATTAAAACTGGAGTAAAAACTATAAATAACGGAGAAACTGTTGTTATTATGGAAAAAGTAGACGGAGATTTACTGAGTTTAGAATGGGATAAATTTAAAAATCCAAAATATATTTTTAACGAATTCGTTAAATTTTTAGCAGACGGATATAAATGTGCCTTAAGCTATAACAAATACTTTTTAGATATTAAAGAAGAAAATTTAGGATATAAGATTTGCGATGACTCTATTAAATTTACTTTTTTAGATTTTGGATCTTTTTCCGAGAAGGAAGATAAGTATGTTTCTGTGACAAATATTATAAACAGAAATGCTCATAAGAAAAACTATTTTTCTAATGAAATGTACCTTGTTTATGGAACAATAATTACTCTTTTAATTTTAAGATTAAAGGTAGCAGGGAAGAAATGTGCTACAAAATTTGAGAAATTTATTTTTGAAGATTTAGAAACGAGAAAAAGGTATCCAAAAACAAATTTACTATTACTCCAAAATTATGAAGAGATAAAAGAACATTTCTATAAAGATTTTCATAGAGATGATGAATTTATAAATCTCCTTTTTAAAATTTTACATTCTCTAACAAAAGAAGAACCAAATGTAGAAAGTTTTATAAAAAAGATAGATTGTTTTTATTAAAAAAGATACAAATTTAAAATAAATAATCTTTTCTCTTATCCTTATTTAAATTTAAGAATTTAAGTTTAAAAATTTCACCTTTAACTTTAAAAGGTTGTGTAATATCTTCTGGATTGCGCATTCCGTTAGTTTTTCTTGCGATATAATTATTCTCAAAAATAGGATTTTTATGATCATCTCGTAAAGAAACATAAACATCATCTGAAATAAATCTAACTCTATATTCATTATCACTGCTAACACTTATTTCGTCACAATTGTCATTAACACCGCAAAGAATAAAAGCAGAAACAGCTCTTAATGGTTGTAATTCTTCCCTAGTAGAAGTTTGTAATCTTTCGCTGTTCAAAAAGTCTACGATATTTTCGTAAGGGTCAGATTTTCCAGTAATTTCTGTTAAAAGTTTGTTAATATAGTAATAGTCGTACCCTCTAGACCTTCCGTATAAAAGATACTCGTTAATAGATTTAAAATAACTTCTAAAAGTAGAACCCGTTCTAGAATACAAATATTCATAAGTAACTTGTATCCAGTAAACTAAACTTTGTAAAAGTATTAAACCAAAAACTTCATTTTTTACATTTACTTTAGAAAGAGTGTTTTGAAATGCTCTTACAAAAATCTTACTATCTGTTAGTTCTCCAATTAAAAATTGAGGCTTTATTATTCCATCTCTAATAACAAGATAATTGTTTCCTTTTCTTGGGTACAATCTATTTTTTCTATA